TATCATTACCGCAGTAATCAAAGGGAATATTAATTTGTTTTTTTCCATGATTAAATTTTTGAGTATCTAAATAATCTTTTTCTAAGGAATGTAAGGGCAAAGTCCATAAATAAACCAACAAACAAAATCACCAATTGTAGAGCGATAATTCTTCCATGATTCATCATCTTATCTGAGTTCTTAATTAAGAACCCTAAACCCCCTGCTGCAGCTAAAATACCCTCAACAACTACTATCATCATCCAAACAATGGCAAGGTTTTGACGAATAACTTCGATTACATAATCAAATCTACCCTTGATTACAACTTCCAACAATATCTCCCAACGATTGCACCCAAGTGCTCTAGCGTGGTCAAATTCTTCTTGATGAATATCTTTAATCATTGCAAGCATTGATGTCGTTAGATACGTTGTCATAAAGGTTACTAAAACCCAAACTTGAATCGCTCTACCATCACTTAAAAGAATTGCAATATAAAATGAAATACCTGTAAGTGGTAGATATCTAAATTTACTCAGCGCATTTGAAATTGGCGATATAATTGGAATAGTTGATAAATATGCAAATGATAAAGAAATAATAATCGCAATTAATACAGCCTTAGCACACAAACCAAGAGAACTGAATATGTGAACGATGAGACCTTCTTTATATAATTCAGCCATTCCACTAAATACCTGACTAGGTGTTGGGAACATATGCGTTTCATTGAAAGAAGACAAAATCCAAATGGTGGATATAAACAATAGCCATCCTGCTAATATTAGTGTTTTAGTTTTACCGCCAACACTTTCAAAGGGTTTAAAAATATTCATATGTTTTTATTTAAAAATTATAAGTAAGACCAGGAGTTACATACCAATATCCATCCCAATTGCTTGCTTGCGTAAAGAAACCAAACGATTTATACGCATAAGAAATACCCGCACCATATTCGATAAAAACTCTTTTTGTTGACATGTAATTTCCAACCCCAAACAATCCATAAACACTAGCCGAACCTACTGTTTTGCAAACAGAAGTTTTAATTTCATACCAATAATTACTAATTACATCAGATCTAAACCCAGAAAGATTGCTTCTTCCTAATACCAATCCAACTCCAATGTTATCATACATTCCACCAAACTCAATAGATGGATAAGAAGAATATGAAAATGTTGTATCTCCTGAGTTTGAAATTGATAATCCTACAGAAGTATAATAATTGATTTTGTTTTGCCCAAACAACGTTGCGCTCATCGCAACGAATAATACTAAAATTAAATTTTTCATTTTTTTATTTTTTAAATTAAGATAAACCTAAAGCTGCATTTTGTATTTCAACGCAATCTTCTAAAGAATTTGCCGTACCCTTATCATCTCTAAAGTGTTTGAATGAAGGATATAGCAACGAGTAAGCACCTGTGTTGTCAAAAGAAAGACCTGAACATTTAACTTCGATAATTGTACCCAACAAGTTTTCTTGATTCTCAGTAATTTCTTTCATCAAATCTTCTTTCAACCCTTGAGGTCTTGTTTTCAATAAACCACAAGATGTCTCAGCATTCAAAGAACTAACAACATGTTCATTCTTTGTACCTTTTGTTCCATAATTGAAACCAGTGATAATTAAATCCAATGTCAACTCTAGTTTCAATTTGATTTGCCATACTGGTTTACCATCTTTCCATTCACCATTCTGAGCTTTAAGAATTGTTCCTTCCTCATTACGCCCCAACATTTCCTTGAAGTGTTCCATTGCTTCTTCGAAAGTATTCACCTCTCTGTTTTCAATAATTGAAACCATGCTTAAAAGGTTTTCATTTCCAAACAAAACACCTTCTAAATTTTTCAACCTTGTGATGTATGGAGTTTTTGAACTAGCTGCATTATATTCATCAATAGTAATCATATCCCATACTGTGTATCGAATCTTAGCTAATGCTTCTTCGAAGTTTCCATGCTTGCTTTCGAATGTAGAAAGTTTTTTAGAATTTTCTTTCTCAGTTCTCTCACCACGCTTTCCGCAAATGTCAATAATTGAGGCAATGCCTTCCTTCCCCAGTTAGAACAACGTCATTCAGCAATGCCAATTCTTCTAGGAATTTTGCACCAGTTACAATTGTTGGTTCACCTTGACGGCTTTCTAAATATACTGCTCCATCTTTAATTGTGGCATTGCAATAGCGACCATCCATCTTAACTTGCGAATATGCCTTTGCGCCCTTATCAAACAACTTTCTAGCTTTTTTCTCATCAAAAGAAACTGCGCCCATATAAGGAGTGTCTTCAATAAGGTTTTTGAAAACTTTATTAATACTAGAATCCATTCCAATTTTCAGATCCTTTTCGATAATGCGCTCAATTACATAAGCATCATCTTCTTTCAGTGAACTTAATATACTCTGAAGCCATTCAGAAGCTGCGTGACCAGTATACTCTCTTTTTGAAATCTTTTCAATCAAATCCAGAGCATGATTAAGCGTGATATGTTCAAAATTGGAATCAAAATCATAATTAGGAATTTGTTTAATATAGAACTTCACTCTACCAGAGTTTGCCATATACAAGACACGCTTCTTGCTTTATCTCCATAAATGTTTTTTCTTTACTATACGAATGATACAAATAAAAGTTACAATATTATACAAAAAAAAAGGAGAGCAAAAAGTTACTCTCCTTTCGTATGGTTTTATGTTTGTTAATCTAGTAGTGTAATTTCCACTCTACGATTTTTAGCTTTACCTACAGCTGTTGCATTTGAAGCAATCGGTTTAGCATCACCTTTACCATCAATCTCTTGAATACGAGATGAAGGGATTCCACGACTTTCTAGGTATTCAACAACTGAATTTGCTCTACTCTTAGAAAGTGTTTTGTTGCTTGATGGGTTACCTACATCATCTGTATGACCAACAATTCTCAATTTAGCATCCTCCGCTTGAATTAACAAGTTGTAGATTTTCTCAAGATCCTTGTAAGAAACAGACTCAATAGTTGCACTACCAGTTGAGAAGTTAATTGACCAGTTTCCTGATGCCATTACCTTAGTTTTAGTTTCTGTATAGTCAGAATGTTCTGCAGTACCCACTTCGATATCCTCAATGTTTTTCAGGTAATATAAATTAACTGCCTCTTTGTATGGAGTAACACCTTTTACTGACTCATTAAATCCAAATGGGTTCAACTCTGTAAGGTAAGTAGATACTTGATTATAAACTGCTTTGTATCTGTCAACTCCGTCAGTAATTCCATAATACTGCATAACGTCTGCATAGTTAAGAACTTTAGAACCTCCAACATTGTATGTCATACCATTCTTAGTAATTTTTTCACCCTTAAACATCTTATACCAATATTTAGGAGTTTCAAGATTGAATGTTTCAGATACAGTCTCAGAAGCACGAACTCTCCAAGAATCATATTGCTTCATTTGGTTTGATGCAGTTAATGCTGACTTCAAGATATTAGAAACTGTTTTAGGGTGTTTACTTGCCCATTCCTTAACTCCAATGAATGTTGTAGGCATTTGATTTTTAAACTCTCTTGTAGATACGATATCTGTTACACCAGCAACAGCATCAAATACCATTTTATCACCAGGAGTCCAAGTTGCACAACCATCAATTTTCTTCTTAATAGTTTTACCTGTCAATTTACCATCTTTAACTTCTTTCAAGTCAACTGTAAATCCACTGTTTTGAGATTTAATCAATTCTTTTGCAGAGTTAATATAATCATCATCTTCAGAAGGATAGAAGTTTACAGCCTCAGGATCATAAGTAGTTACATCAGGATTTACTTTCAAACCATTAGCTGATGCGTAATTTAATGCAACAACCCAGTCACCATCACCAAGAACTGCAGAGATAAGACAGCCCTTCATTGTTTGAGGGTTTGTTTTCCACTCTTTAGGTCCAATCAACTTATCTTCTCCATTTGACATACCGAAACATCCTTGAACTTCTACGTGATATTTACCTTCACCAAATTTTTCGTCCAATGCAGCTTGCATAGTTGAAATATAATATGGTGCACCATCACCCATAATCATTACGGCATATGCGCTTTTGTCAGACTTTGGATATTCAACTCCACGGTTAAATTCCTCAATAAACTTCATTTGCATATTTCTCAACTCAGAAACCCAATCTTGTCGAATAATCTCAACATTAAGACCATTCTTTTCCATGATTGAACCTGCTGTAGTCTTTGGTCCTCCATTTGCAACGATGATACCTGATTGACTATTCCAAGCATAACCTGCAACTCTCACCAAAGGTCTTTCAGAAGCAATACTAGATACCTCTGAAGAAGGAAGCTCTATTAAAGCACTCTTTGTGTTGTTGTCTATATTATCATCGCTCAAATTCATTCCATCTAGCTGTTTAGAGTCATCGACACGAAGTCCAGGAGCTAAGTAATACACACCAGTCAAGATAATTGCCAGTCCAAAAACAACAATAATAGCTTCAAAACCTGTTGTTAAATTTTTTGTTCTTAAAATTTTTCCCATTTTTCTTTTTTTTACTTAATTTAAAACTAATTACACTTATTTATTTATTAAAATAATTCCCCAAATCCACCACTTTTCAACTTGTCTTCACTAGTAAGTTGGTATTCAGGGTTATTGTATGCTTTAGCTGACGGTACAGCTTCAGCGCCAATTTTTATTTGATTAGCCAACGCATCAAGGTTAGTGTATAATTCATCACTATCTAATGAGTATTTGCTTGTTAATGTGTCAATATCATTCAAGTTACCTGCTGTAACTGCAATATCTTCAGCAATTGTGCTTGTTACAACATCCAATGCGTAATCAAGTTCCCAGCTCTTAGTAAACAACATCGCTGATTTTGCGCTTTCAGTTGCTTCTTTAGATTTTTGAGCAAATGCGTAGTCTTTCTTCAAGATTTCAATTGTAGCATCGAAGTCCAACACTTTAATATCCATACTTGTCTCAACCATCACCAATTTTTGTCCGAATTTCTTCATAATATTGGCTCTTGTTCCATATTTGGTAACGAAGTCTTTTGACTGATCCATTTGGTGACCTACACGTTGTGCTTCAGACAACAACTTCATAAGTTCAGCATTTCCATTTACATATTCATCAGAACCTCTAGCTGCAGCGCCGCCCTTAGCAACCATTTCATCTAATTGCACTTTTAATTTTTGAGCTTTAGATTGTAATGATACAATACGGTTTTGCATTTCTTTAGCATCCTTTTCTGATTGAGAAGCTTCAACTTCCATATCTTGTCTAAGGTTTGCAATTTTACCTTTAGCCAATCTGAATTTTTGTTGATTCGCAACCATCAATTGTTTTTGATTTTCCAATTCAGCAAAAGGATCATGCTTAATGATTGCCTTATGTAAGTTTCGTGTAAGAACACGAATACCTTTCAAAATAACTGGCATTGCTATAATCAAACCAACCAATAATACTCCTGTTGCTGCAACAGCTAAGAATTGACCGATAGCTAAGAATAGTGGTCCT